GATAATAGTATTCTATCACATATACTCCCGTATGTAAACATCATAATGAGTTGCATTTTCCCAAGGTGTATCTTTTGCCCACTGAGACGGACGAGGGCCACGAGGACGGATACGAAGGCCTTGTGTTTTTTGTTGACCGTAAAAACTCATCATACCCATTTGTTTGCGGGCATGTTTAATGAAACTGTTGCGGTTGACAAGTATTTCTTTAAGATTTGCAATCTCAGGATCATCAAGAGATTTACAAGTAAAACGATAGTCTGATGATGAGCGATTTTTGTAAGTAACATAAGCCATGATATAAATCCTTATCCGATGTGGAATTCAAAGAGTGAAAGGTTAGTTGGTGTACCGGAAAGAGTAATAGTGGGATTTCCACCACCAGGACCTTCAGCGATGAAAGATTTTAGAGTAAGGTTAAAATCTTCGAGTGTTTTAAGGAAGTCACCAAGAGGACAATCCCAAGCAATGTCGAATGTTTGGTCAAAGATTTGTTGTTTAGTCATGATATATTCTCCTTCATTACCTAAGACCATACTACACTATTTCATATCAATTGTAAACAAAAAAGTGAGCAGTAGCTCACTTTTTTTTCTTGAATATTGTGTAAAAAATTAAGATTTGATAATAGCAGCTAGCGATTATGAGATACTCATTCAAAAGATTTTTATCAGATCCAGAATCAAATCCTAATCCTGCATATAAAAGTAGTACAAAATAGGATAGGATAGGGCCAAAAAACCAAACCATTACCAAGCATTACGATCAATATTTGGTTCTGGACGATCGTCAATAGCTGCATTAAGATTACCGTGATTACCTTCGTGGTTTGGACCAATCCAACCACCCGGCTTCAGTAGATCCGGTAGCCCAAACGGATTAGGACGTCCCGGCTTAACTCCTGGCTCTTTTGCCATATTAGCACTATGGACACGATTCCAAGCGTCCCAAGCATCAACACCAAATACGTCGAGAGTGCCAATAGCAAAAACGCAAAGATCAATGAGACCATCAACAACTTCTTCAGCATCTCCATTATTATAAGCAGCGAGTGTTTCACTTAACTCCTCCTGACACATCAACAAACGAAACATCAGATACTTACGCATCAGATCTTTGTTATCTTTGTTTTCTTCAAACCATTTATGCACACCAAACTTGTCGTGCATTTTGTTGATATCTGCAACCCAATTCTCAGACATATATTTTTTCCTCATTAAATCTTTTTGTTTCCACCAACCCATAATTCATTCTTCATCCTTTTCTATTTTCCAATTGCCATCAGGTAATTCCTCCCATAGAAGAGTGTCACCGGCATCCCAACCAACTTGATTGAGAAGAGCACTTGGAAATTCTAGAAATAGTTGTCCATCTGAATCGGATTGAACTTCTAATTCATGCATTTATTATATCCAATTTTTTAATACCTGTACACCAGTTTTCCGCTGCATCTTCAACATAATGTAAACTTTTATTTGGAAAATCCTCTGAAAAAAAGCATTTATTATTTTCATCAAAGTATTTAATATAAAACATTTCATCTTTGGGGCTGAAATGAATTTCACAATAACCAGTATCATTATCAGTATGCCAAGTTTGAAGCTTTTTACCCATAGTTTAAGCTACAGTTTTAAGAATAGTTGCAACTGAAAAAGAGTCATATCCATTCTCCACTCTAATTTGCTCAGCTTCTGTATCATCTGCTGCATAGTGATACTCAAACGTCTCAGCTTCTCCTACAAACTTATAAGAAACTTTACCTGCTTTATCTGGATCATTTATAAAATTTTGTTTCATGTTTTTCCTCCTTATAAAAATATATTTATCTTTGGATATATCTTACTTATAGCTTCTGCTATCGCCCTCGCCAGTTCCATATGCTCTTTTTGGGTTCCATTTGCCGAACGTAGCTCGACATAATGTATCCAGGAGCGAATAGTACCATTAACATAGAGACGAGATACCGTGTTACCTTCTGGAAGAACGACTCTTGCTTGTTCTTTGGCAATTCCATTTTCGATTGCCCATTCATATGCTTGTTTTGCTGCATTGATAACTCCTTTTTGATAACCTTCCCATTGTTGTTGCAATTCAACGTCTGTAGTATCAATACTATTTTGTCGATTCTTAGTGTCTTGAAGACGTGCATCACGAATTACAAAATTATCATTAAGATCGCGGATGTCAGCATACCGCTGAGAAAACTCTTGGAAACTAAAGGAACGGTGGCGGAGGAGTTGTCTTGCAATGTCTCTGGTGGTTTCGACTTCGATGCAGGCGCTTGCCATTTCGAATGGTGACCAGTGTTTGTGCTTGATGAGATAGTCAAGTAACTTTGCCGTTGTTTTGGTGTTAGCTTGGTTGGATGGATTGGAGACACGGGCGCAATAGGCAATGAGGTCTTGGATGTTATCCAATCCCCTGTAAGCTGGTTCGCCTGCGTGGATACGACCGCCGGGTTGGCTATAGGAAATGAGCTTTGCATGCATTAACCTTGACCTCGATATTTTTTAAATGAACGTTTTTTACCTTTGTTCATAGATGATGTTTTGATATTACGACGACCAATGGACGTCTTCTTTGCATTAGTAAAACCTTTAGCCATAATTTACTCCAATTTAAAATCTTCAAATCTTTTATTTACTTCCGACTTATCAAAAGCCGGAGTATCATCAACTAATCCAGCATCTGGATTGTCTACATCGAATAGTCTCATTTTAGATCTATCCACAGCTACAACAAATCGTTTATTTATATTTGGATCGTTGTATCTATTCTTTAATTGCTTTACCATAATTTGGCCATTCGCAGCTAGCTCGTCATTAGAAATTAAAGCAAACATTAAATCAGCGGTTGCCGGTAAGCCAAATGATTCTGAAGTATCTTCCAAACCAACATCTGAATTAGAATATCCAGAACGAGTTGTTTGAGTAGCTGACATAATTGGCACATTAAATTCCACAGCCAAACCACGAATTTCTTCAGCAATCGCTTTAATATAAGAATAAGAGTTAATAGCACCTCCCATACCTTTCATTCTTGCTGATGCAGAAATATTTAAATAGTCAATAAAAATAATCTCTGGAACAAAATTCTTTTTTAACTTGAGCTCATTTAATAAGCCTCTGAAATGATTAGCATGTGCTTGGCCAGTTGGATATTCTTTTATAATTAATTTCCCATTAGTACGAGCAGCAATAGTAGAAACTTTATTCAACAGCATTTCTTTTGATAATGATTCTAATTGATCTATTGGCACATCTAAAAGATTGGCATCTATGCGTTCAGCGATACGCTCTTCACTCATTTCTAATGTAATATAAAGTACGTTCTTACCTTGAGTTAATGCTGCTGCAGCTACATGACACATAAAGAGAGATTTACCAACACCAGTGCCAGCAAGAGCAATATTCAGTGTTTTATTAGGAAGACCACCCTTTGTAATTTTATTAAAATATTCTAAATCGAATGGAAGACGTTCTTCTTTTTCATGATAAAACTCATATCGACTATCAGCGTTTTCAATATAATCATGGCCAATGTTAGTGTCAAAGGATACCGCCAAAGCTTTGGTAAGAATATCTGGTAAAGCATTCTTAGTTAAGCTCTGATGTTTACCATCAATAATACTAATGGATTCCATGATTGCATTATAAACAGCACGATCTTGGCACCATTTCTCAGTAGTATCTATAAGCCACTTGTCATCTACTTTTTCATGAGTAAATACATTTGGAATAATTTCTACGGCATGCTGGTATTGTTCGTCATTGAATTTATCTGATTGATCTACTTCAATCTTAAATGATTCCATTGTTGGCAAGCGATTATATTTTGCAACATATTTAGCTACTTCTTTAAATAGTTGTCGATAAACACCTTCAAAATATTCTGGTTTTACAAATGGTAAAACCTTGCGCATATATTTCTCATTTGTAAGAACATTGCGCAAGACTGTTTGTTCAATATTAATATTCATCCTTGAGCTTGACCTATAGCTGATTCTAATATAGATGATAATATCATACCTACGTGATTTTGTAAACCAATATCTTCAGTAGTTAAAGTATCATCTGGTGTAGAAACAATATCAAAATTAAAAGTCATACTGTCTATGTCATCATTTACTTTTAAAGCTCCGAACTGAAAAACTGTTTCAATGTAATCACCTGTTTTGATTCTGACATTCCAATGTTCAGCATCCTCAATAGGGATCAACTCATAATCTATGTTTTCTTTCATCGCTGTCTAAACTCCACATTTCAGTAAAATCATTGGCAATAGGTATCTTGTGAGATGGATACCCATTGGTTTTTAAAAACTCATTAAAAGCTGGAGTTTTTGGATTTATATGTTCTGGCATCAAACGGGGAAATCCATATGCATGCCCATCCGGGGGATATATTACTTTATATTTTGTCATACTTCCTCAACAATTTCGTCCATGTCCACCAAGGATTGGTGTCCTATACTATATTGTTTATTTAGGAAAGTTTTAAAATCTGTTTCAGCAAATATTGGGTCCCAGAAAGACTTACCAAGAGTTGTATCGTACCGAACTTTTGCTCCAATTTCACCAGTATCCTGATCAACTGTAGCATACCAGCCATTGGAAGGCTTAGTAACATAACCGCCAGCAAGAGCACAATCGAGCAGCCCAGAGTAATTACGGACACCACCGTCCCAGGAAACAGTAATAGGAATCTTAGATTTTTCTTTAACATATCTGCTTTTCTCTACATTAATTACAAAATGATAACCTTGAATCTCAGTTCCCTTTTTATCTTGTTGGCGACCAATAATCCAAATATTATCTGCTGAATAATAGATACCAGTACCTCCACCAACAACATCTTTAGGAAATAGACCAATTTCTTTATACGTATGATTGACGGCCAATAATGGCACATCTTTCATAGTTAAATATGGAGTAGTCATACGGAACAAGCCTTTGAGCGCTTTAGCCCGTGACATATCCGCCACAGATTTTTCATTCAAGGCGTCTTCCAATTCTTTCTTTGATGCAAGGTTACCAATAGAGTCAATCACAATAATTACGCGATCACCGCGTTCAATTTCTTCTAATTGACCCACCAAATCAAACTTTAACTCTTCAACGTTTGCAATTGGTGTATGTAACACTCTTGCAGTATCAATACCAAATTGAGTAAAGTAAGATTGTGGTGAGCCAAACTCGGAATCATAAAATAGCATTACAGCATCTGGATATTTTTTCAAATAAGCAGCTGCCATCAATAATGCAAATGATGTTTTAAAATGTTTAGATGGTCCAGCAAGCACAGTCATTCCTGGTGTAAGTCCACCATCAACTGAACCAGATAGTGCTACATTAATCATTGGCACATCTGTTGGAACCATGTCTTTTTCTGTAAAGAACTTAGATTCAGATAAAACTTCGGTAGTTTTAATCTTACTGTTCTTTTTAAGTTTGTCCATAATTGACATTATTAGTTTTCCTCATATGATATTTTGGGCTTTTCGAAATAAGAAAAATGCCTTTGATATTGATCTCTTCTATGTTTTTTAAATAGCGATTCGTCATAAATAAATTTTTTAAATTTATTCATAAAAGTAATATAAGCTAATGGCTCGCCACGTTTTAAAACATATTTAGCAGTAGGTAGATTTCTTGGGAAAGCCATAAAGAATGTTATTGGAACTATTTCTTTTGTCTTGATTCCAATGTGACCTGGAACAATTCTAAAATCATATATTTTTTCCCATAAACAATCTTGATAGAAAACGCGATTGCCAACTTCTGAAGAAAAAATTAGTGGTGTATGTGCTTTTATAATCCAAAAATTTTTATCCAGTGGGCTCCCTTCAGTTTGGTTTGGAGCATGACCTGTGAAAGACATACAATCTAAATGCGATTTAAATCTTGGTCCATATTTTTCGTGAACTTCAATAAACAAATCACTAGGAGTTTTAATTAAAACACTATGAGTAAATTGATTTAATACAGCAGGGCATCCTTTCATTGTACGGAAAGTTGTATGTTGATCTAGTCTCTTGTCGAATAATGCGTTCCAATTATTGGGTTGATAAAACCAATTCATAAGTTTTTCATTTGAATTATTGCCAGGATGATGGCGCACTTCATCCACAAGAGTTGGCATGTTTTTAAACCATTTTGGAATTGGTTTAACATCCAAAAAGTCGTCTAGTTGTAGAGACGTACCACTACCTCCTTGTGGCATCATCAGATCCACTGCAGGATCCCATTGATGATCCCAACCCCAACGAATATTTTCGGTTTTAGGTTTCTTACTAAGAAAACTTAACATTCTGCTCTCTTTCTCTTTCATCTAAATCATATTGAGATCTGTATCCATTATTAATTCTAATACATTCTCCAATGATTGTAAACCCCTTATCATAATTAAATAGTGCTGAAGTATCTTTTGGGAAACATGCTCCACCATAACCTTGTTTACCATCAAACCCTGGAACTTTAGTGTGTGATTGACCAATGCGAGGATCTGACCCAATTACACGAGAAATTTTATTAAAGTTTACACCCTCTTTTTGAGCCAAGTCGTACAGTTGATTGAAAAATGTAACTTTCATAGATAAGAAATTATTGATACCATATTTAATTAAACTTGCTTCTTTATGGCTTACTTTGAATACTGGACACGGATTACACAGACTATAATTATCATATAGTTTTTCTACATAATCAATAGAAAACTCTGAACCACCTAAGATATGGAAAGGAGGATTTACAAAATCTTCTTTTGCAGATTTTTCAGTTAAAAATTCTGGATTATAAACAATGTGATTTGCGTCAGCATATAAATCAAAAAAATCTGGCGTAATAGTTGATTTGATAATAACAACCATTTTATCTTTTAATTTATTAACAACATCT